AATGTAGTTGTATTTGCGTATGAAAATATATCTATTCCGTAAAATGTAGGAGTAGTCGCTGGCGCACCATAGTCATCTAATGTGATGTAATTTTGATTGCTTGAATTTCCACTAGAAGCAGTAGCGCCATTGGTTGACAAATACACCATGTCATAGTTTGACGCAGTGTCACCATTAAATCGCATAATAACACTACTAGTAGCAGCGGTATAAGCACCAACAAGAACTAATCGTAAGTCAGTATATGTGCTAGGTATGGATGAAAATGTAATATTGTTGGTTGTACTATTGCTTAATGTTTGTGTGGCAATAGGAACGTATGTTAAAGTAGCCATGTTAATTTACTCCATACAATGTAAATGTAGTACCACTAACAAAGTTGTAAGTGTCTGTACTAGAAATTGTTATTGATGAAACTGTATTTAAGCCAGCCAACATTCCAGAATCAAGACCTATTCCATAACCACCAGCACCTGCATTAAGAGTAGAACCACCAATGTTTTGAATGGTTTTATATTTTGAACTTGAGTTGTAATCAATAATATTAAAAATACTTACACCAAAAGTTGAGGATGTTCCAGTATATGAAGTAGGCGCACCAGCATTAAACGAAATTAAAGATGAACTAAAATTTTGAACAATACCTGTGCTAGAACCATTTCCATACAATTGGTGCCATGTGTAAGATGATGTACTTATTCCATCAACAGTGATTGCAAATCCTTGATCGCCATTGTTAGATGTATTGGCAGTTTTTGCAATACCACGAATTTGCAATGCTTTAAATGTCGTAGGTATTGATGAAAAAGTGAATGATGACTGTGAGCCAGAAGATGTAAGCGTAGCAATTTTATAAAAACTTGCCCTGCCAGAACTTGACCCTGCGCTTGATGCTAATATTCCAGGCAGTAGGGACATTATTGAATATTTCCTACTACGGTAAATGTATTGCTTGCTGTACAGATAATAGTTGCAGCGGACTGATTTGTTACCAATGCAGGTGCTGATGATGTAGCACCTGTTGATGTAACAGTTACTCCACCTTGACCAGTGATTGTTACCTGACCAGTATTGACCTGCTGTACGTTAATGTACTGACCAACAGTAAAGGTACTGACAGGAATTGTTACTGAAACAGCAGATGTATTATTAAGGGTAACAAAACCAAATGCATCACTTGATTGTAATGCGTAACTTGTTCCTGTCTGGTTGTTAAAACTTAATGTACCTGATGGAAAGTTAAGCAATGTATTCTTGGTATAGTCAATTGTAGATGACGTTAATGTTGCACCTGTGATTGATCCACCATAAATTGTTTTGTTAGTAAGTGTCTGTGTATCACTTGTACCTACAATTGCACCTGACAAACCATGCACTGAGCCTGTGGCTGCAATATGGTTCTGAGCATCGGTTAAATCCTGTGCTGTAATAACGTGGCGAACTGTGGCACCAGCACCATGACTTACTGCGCTTGTTCCGTTAAAGCCACGCACAACAGTTAATGTTGTGCCTGATGCTGCTGTGACTGATACTAACTCTTCACTAGAAGTGTTGTAGTCAAGGGCAAGGACATAGGGGAAACTACTAGGATAGCCAACAGGTGATGAGTTAAGAATCACCGTTGTTGATGATGATGTAACAGAAGAAGCAAGCGCATTGTCTTGTGCAATGGCTGAATAATAACGGTTGGCCATGTTTTATCCTTATGATGTGTAGTGAACGCGTGGTGGGAATTGTGCTTGCATACGACGTACTTCTTGTGAAAGACGTTGCTGGTACATCTGTTGGAGCATACGGCCAATGTTGGCTGCTGATCCAATGGGGTTTGATTGTGATTGTGAATCTGCTTCAGCAGTAAGCATTGGCACACGACCCATATCAAGATACATTGCTGTACGATATGCGGCACCAAGTACAATTACTTCACGTGCAGATTCTTCAAGTCCTGTAATTGTTGCAAAGTCATCTGTGTCATACTGCAGTTCGCTAGGAACTTTTGTGTACACAACGTGAACGGTACGTCCAGGAATAATACCTTCACGGATTGAAACAGTTTTGCCTGTATTCCATACGATTGGATCTGCTTGACGATCAAGACGATAGTGTCTAATCGGCAACCATTCCTTAGATGGACCAATGGTTTGCCATGAGACGTTCAATACGTCAATTGCTTCATTGGGAATAGGGTAAGTTGTTACAGCGGCTTGGAACTTAAAGTCTGTGTAATATGTGCCAAATAAATCTGGATATACCCCTTGGATGGCCAAGTTAATGTTTCGTCGAATAACGCTTCGTGGGTATGTGGGCGCAATAGTAACACGTGTACCAACGGCGTGAGTTGTTGCTGTAGTGTCACGAAAGCCTCTTCCATAAGACGGGATAGTTGCAGTGTTTGTTGTTCGATCGAATGAATCAACCCAAATCAACTCATCGTCAATTTCAACTAATCCACGTGTTAAGACTGTGCCATCGGCTACAGTAAAGGTCAATGCCGTTGGTGTTAATGCACCAGTGAGGAACGTCGCCTGATCCTGACGGTTGGTATAACCTGCCAATGCAATGGCAGTTTCATTTACAATGTCTATGTATGTTGCCATTATGATGCAATCCTTGCCGCTGCTTCTGCTTCACCAATGCCGTATGTACCAGCAAGCAGATTTAATACGCCTGGCACATCTTCATAATAATTCTTACCACCATGACGATAGGCATAGATGGCATTTAATGCACCAATGGCACGGCTTTGACCGTGGCCAGGAATAACATTTGTTGCCCACTGGATACAAGCACCATCAAAATCAAGTTGTGGTACACCATTTACAATGGTGCCAGCCAAACGATTTATATGATATGTCGCAGATAAACCACCGTAGTTTGCCATCTATTGCCCCTCGCTAGAAATTTACTTACTTGTTCTTTGTTCCGCCAACGCCTTCATACTCACCGTATGGTGACTTTGTAGGCTTGCCAGTAAGTTTGTCTGATGGTTTACCCACCATTGTCTTGTTGCATCCGCATTCTGCGCACATGTTATTTACCCTTGACTTTCTTTAGGTTAGGATTTTTCTTCTTTGCTGCGGCTGATGCATTACGTGTTGACGATGCAAGGATCGCTCCTGCATTCTTCATAGGTACGCCTTCTTTAGCAGCGATAGACTTTTGCGCTGCCGCAAAGCCCATTCCTTTTTTTGCAGCCATTACGCTACTCCCGTCTCTTTCATTACCGCAGCAGTTTGCTTGGTAATCTTCTGTGCCGCTGGCATTGACTCAGCGTTGTAGGCTTTGCCTAGTTTGTCGCTTGCTTCAAATGCTTCACGAACGGCCTTTGTTGTTGTGCCAGCAGGTTGTATGCCCTGCTTACGAGCAGCGGCATATCCGTCTAATTCTCTATCCCACTTTTTCTGTGAAGGTGAATCGGCACGACCAGCATCACCTGTGTTTAATTCAAGTGTGCGTACTTTGCAGCCAAAGCATCCTTCGGTATATTCAATGTGGCTTGCATGGGTTGATTGTTCTACTTCAGTTACCCATAATGTTTCAGATGTTTCATCGCAGCCTGTGCATCCATATAGCACTGGAATAAAATTATGATCTTTATCAAATCCGTGTTTAATTGTTTTTGCTATGTGCTTGTGCGCCATCTACTACCTTCTTAAAAAAGTCTAAGTTTCGTTGGATACGTTCTTGTTCTGGGCCATTGGCTTGTGCTGCCACTGTGCAGAATGCCAGTGCTTCGTCATATTGTTTAAGGTTGTATGCAGCGATGCTCGCCAAGTCATACGCCTTCCAGTCCCATGCCGCTGGCTCGTAGCAGTAATGAACTGATCTAGGGCGTTGGATAACGTTGAGTGACGCATCTAAACACCTTTCCCATTCCTGCTTACGGTATGCGTCAATTGCTACGCCATACCACGGTTCACCTTCATGGGGCAAGATCTGTGCGCCTTTGTCATACCAATGGCGTGCAGTTTCAGATCGCCCTAAGTTATGAGCAGCCTCACCTGCCCATCGGCAGGTAGCGGCTTGCTCTACGTCCCAACCTTTTAACGTTAATGTTCTTTCGGCTGAAACTAAAACACTTTCCCACTTACCGTGAAAGTAATACTCACGTGTCATGTATGTCCACATGCGTGCATCGTCAGGATATTCTTTGACGCACATTTCAAGTAATGTTAAATACTGTCCACGTGATTTAGATTCATCTGGCTCATGTTTAATTTCAGCATCCAAGATGAATGATTGTTTCATATCACCTTCGCCGTACCACATCTGATGTTCATGGCATGGATACTTCCAATGCCATCCGTGACGGCTATGCAGTCTATCCTTCTGCCACTTGCTTCCCGTATCCATTGTTATCCAGCCAGTGTGACTGCCTGTCTTCCAACCCTTACGGACTTTATCAAAAAACCCTGCCTGTGGAACTTCATCCAAATCAAGAATGACACATACATCTGCATCTGCGGGGACAAGGGCTAATGCCGCATTGCGAGCATCATCAAAGCGCCAAGGCTTAATGGATATGTCATAGACGCTTGCGCCTAGTTCACGTAACTTCTCTGGCGTACCATCAGTTGAACCTGTGTCTGCCACTATGATATAGTCAGCATCCTGGCACGCATTCATGTAACGTTCAACGTGTTTTATTTCGTTAAGCGCAATTGAATAGACTGCTATTTTTGGCATGCTTGATTATACCATACGATTTTTATTCAGGTACGTCTGTTTGGTTAATTAACTGATAGTCAGCGTTACCGCATTGGTTACATGTAGGAAAATACATTGTTTCATCTGCACTGCGTTGTTCAACATATTCATGCCCACAGCATGCTGATTTATATTCATAACGAATAGCCATTTATTTTCTCCTAAATTTTAGTAATACAAAAGGATGCAACCTGCTCCACCAGTTCCACCACCACCACCACCGCCAGAACCACCAGTCGATGATGATGCGCTTGCTAGTAAGCCAGCGCCACCACCACTAGAAGAGCCTGTAGTGCTGTTAAATGATGCTGCCCCACCAGTACCATTTCCGCCAGTGCCAGTGCCACCAGCGCCACCTGCAAAAATGCCAGCACCGCCAGCACCACCAAGGTTAGTTGATGAACCACCGCCACCACCGCCACCAGATGAACCACTTTGACCTTTAATACCATTACCGCTGGAATTACCGCTTCCGCCTGAACCACCTGCTGAAAATGAGTTGGCGCTACCTGCTCCACCCATTGAGTAGGTTGGTGAACCACC